GTTACTTTATACGCCCCAGAACTACTTACTGTAAATGTTTGCACTGCTAATAAATTAGTAAGCACCGTTACACTAGCAGAGCCAATATTTGCATAAGTTATAGGGTCTATTTCTTGCACAACTTGTTGTACTGTACCTACTGGTGTAAAGTTGGTAAACGTTGCTGTATAAGCTCCTTGCGTAGGTGTTAAAACCTCTGTATCTTCTTTAATTATAGTAATATAACCATTAGCAGGCGGTGCTACATTTGTACCCACTTCTACATATTCTATATTGCTTTGTATAATACCCTGGTTTACTACTATTTTATACCAACCTTGATCTGTACCTATAGGTGTTGGAAAATTTAAAACCAACAAACCTTCTGAAGAAACAATAGTACCTGATCTTTCTAAGCCTGTTGGCAAACCTCCATTAGCTATACTATTATCTAATTGTATAGCAGTAAGAGTTGCATTTACAGGATTTAAGCCAACAATATCATAACTTGTATTTATCACCCAAGAAGCAGTAAACAAGCCTGGAGCAATTGCTTTGCTACTAATAACAATACTAGCTTCTACAGGTGTTGGCTCTAGCACATCTGTTGTATCTAAATAACTTATAGCCCCTAAATTGGCCTGTATAGCAGTAACTGATGTTGTATTGCTATTTAAAGACATAGAAATTTTAGTTGGTATTTTATGCAATGCTGTTGTATAATTGTATTGAATAATATCTAATGGCCCAACCAAAAAAGCATAGTCTCCGTTAAATATAAAAGACATGTTATTTTGTATATCTACATACATTCTAGCCAAAGCGGTAGCATAAGAAACAGATTCATCTTCCCCAACCCTGCGCCATTTGTTTAACCAATGTTCTGGGTAATTTAATCTATAAATTAAATGCAACTCATCTGCTGCCTGAAAGTAGTCTGAGGTTTGCTCTGGAACATAATCTATTTGTTTTAATATTTTACCACCAGCTGCTGCATTTTCTTCTATGGTGTATAAAGAAGTTGGCACCAATGTTATTGTGCCATTTGGCTTTTTCATATACACCTCATAGCCATTTTTAATATTGTAATAATCTACATCATATAAACCAAGCGTAATAATATAATAATTAATAACCCCATTAATAGTTACTGGCTCTTTGCTGTAAAAACGAGTAGCAGTTAAAGCGTTTACTGAAGGAATAGTACCCGCATCTAAGGAAGCCATTAAAGTATCAGAAAACACAAAGCTCTGAGGGCTTCTATTAGCTTCATTTCCATTATGAAAAACATCTACTTCATGTTTTGTTGTAAAATCTACCCCACGCTCTACCATAGTAGTAACCGTAGCATCTTCAGACATGGTAAATTCTACTTTCTCATAGATTTTAACATCGGTAAGTAAGCTATGCGCCACTACTGGATAGATAATAAGATTGTAATACCCATCTTTGGTAAGTAATATTTTTGGAATATCTAATTTTCCAGAAACTACATTTACAGTTCCTTGCTCTAAAATGGTTTTTGAGCCAATAGATAATTCAAAATCAAAAGCACCAGTTGGCGCACCAAAACCAATAAAATTACTTAAAACTTCTTCTGAATCTGCAACGGTTGCTTCTTTATAATCTGATCTAATAAGTTTAAAAAAATGCTGATTAAATTCTTGATTGTTAAAAGCAGTTTCTAATTCTTCTGAGGTAGCCGTACTTTCTGCTATAACAAAAAACTCTATTTTTAAAGAAGCATATTTTTCTAAATATGTAGTACCATTTACATATACTGGAGTTATTAGCTTTGCATAATTAGTAGCCAAAGCTGTAGCATTGGCTACTGAATCTGTAAACGATAAAAAAGGACCATTTAACCTTTCTAAACGATCTCTTAATGCTATAGTACCAAAGTATAATGCATCTTTAGTTAATTCATCTTCATTAATATTTAAAATATTGGCAAGGCTTTTTACCCACACTTCTAAAGTAATACCGCTATTGGTTACTATTTCCCAATATTTTACGGTTCTATCGTTAGAATCTGTCTCATAATTTACTGGGTAATGGGTTACTAGATCTTCTGGTAAAATATACTTACTATTATTGTGCGACCAATTTACAACGGCTTTTTTTAAAACTGGCAAAGCGGTAATAGTTGGTGTTGCAAAATAAGGATGCTCTAAAACATCTCTAGTAATAGTATAAGCCACCCCTGGTTGGATTGTATTATCTTCTGAATTTGGAGGGTATTTAGTAGCAGCAATACTTGGCTCTGCAAATCTATTAAGACCAATAAGATACCAATCTTGTTTGTAGGTAAACAACCTACAGCCTAAACTTTCTATAATGTAATTAATAATTTCGTAAGCAGAAGCATTTGTGTCTCCTGCATAAGCAATTGTTTGTATTGCTAAATCTTGATAGTCTAAGGTAAAGCCAGCATTTTGTAGGGCTTCTGCATAAATAATAGGCTGAGACAAACCTGTTAAAGATAGGCAACTATGCAAAATATCTATCACGCTTTTTTTATCTTGATAAAAAGACAGGGGTAGTTCTTTTTCTTTTAACAAGCCAATACCATCTGTGGCTACAAATTCTACAAAATAGCCTTCATCTTTTAAGGGCTCATTAAATAATTCTGGTAACAAAAACCCCTCCCAAGCTATAGAGGGTACATTATTTATAAACAACTCTAGGTTTACTTTGTACTTGGTTTCTGAGCCTGTAAATAAATGTAAAAAATGCGCATCGTTGTTTGTAGTTACTAAGATGTTAAAACTTAGCTCTGATGTAAATAAATGACCAAAATGATCTTCTTGACCATTGTATAACAGCTGCGGAGCGTTTACTTGCGTGCGTTCTAAAACAAGAGGCATTGTATTCTCTGTCGTATCTATAATATTGATATTAAAATACTCTGCAATCATTAGCTGGTTCTGTTTTTACGAGTATTATACTTGTCTAATACTACTTTTAACTTGCCAGCATCTGCGGTTAGTTCACCACCTAAAACTACATTAAGCAATTGAGCGTTTGGTGTAATCATGGCGTTTAAATTACGTTGCTGCGCTGGGTTTAAAATCATTTCACCAGAATTTACTCTAGCAAATAATTTGTCTCCCACAGGAGAGTTACCACCAACCATACCTCCAGTAGTAAAGGCACCTGCATAGTTGCCACCGCCTCCTAAATCTGAAACTCTAGATTTAATTAATGTACCAAAAGCCACTAAAGCAACACCAGCAGCTAAAGCAACAGGCCAAGCTAAACTTCCTAAAGCTTTTTTAATTGCTTTAATACCAACAGCTACTTGTATAGCTATTTTACCTAAATTAACTAATAAATTTCCTAAAGAACCTAAAAATAAATTTCCAATATCTCCTATACTAGCAGTACCATTTACAATACCCGCCATTATTTCACCAAAGCCAGACAAAAAACCAACAGCAGCTCCTTGAATAGCATTTGATACACCATCTGAAAAATCTACAAATCGATCTTGGATATTGGTTAAACCAGCATCTAAATCTGCTTCAGACTGCGTAACACCATCTGCCAATGGCTGTATGCCTGCAGCAAAAGAGCTAGTATCTAATGCAGTAGCTCTTGGTCTTGCGGCCGCACCACCTCCAACAGTTCCTCCTTGTATCATAGAGGCTCCAGGACCCGTAGGAGTAACCTTCACCTCTAAAATTGTTTTGTATTTTCTATTGGCTACTTTTTCTAAAGCATCTTGTACATTGCCTGCTACATCTGTTGTAAGTGAGTTAAAATCTCCTTTAAATGCATCAATAACATTTGTTAAATTTTCTTTGGTAGCCGTACCAAAATCTGTTAACCCTTTTTTTACAGCATCAAAATCTAATGTAAAAGCTCCTTTAAAAACAGCACCCATGGCTGCAAACTGATTAATAATTTGTTTTACAACACCTGTAATAACTGTGTAAATGGCATTAAAAACAAATTTAACAACAGACCACATATTTTTAAACTGCAACGTTACATACTCTACCGCTATTCTAAAGGCAGTAGATTCATTATATAAGTCTATAAAGTAATTGGCAATAGCCACTAACTGCGCTTTAATAGGCTCCCAGTTTTTATAGATGATAACACCTACTGCTGTTAAGGCTGCTATAACCAAGCCCAACGGACCCATTAATAAGGTAAAGCCAGAAGCAATAGCTGGTAAAATAGTACCAGCTAATAATAACAATGGCCCAATAGCAGCAGCTACTCCTGCAAGAATTACAATAAACTTTTTGGTTTCTGGAGATAAGGCTTTAAAAGAAGCAATCATTGTTTTTATTTTATCTATAAAAGGAAGAATAGCCTGCGCTATAATAGCTCCAAAATCTTCCATTAAATCTCCAATAGAATTTTGCAATTGCTTAAAACCTCCTAAACCTGCTTTGGCTGCTGCTTTACCAGCACCACCATACTGCCTTGCTAATTCATCTAAAATAATGGTTTGCGCATCAGCTAATTTGTTAGATTCTGCCAAGCTTTTAATAACGGCTTTTTGTTCTTTAGAAAATTGAATACCCGATCTACTTAATGCAGATAAATTAGCCACAGGATCATTTAAAGCTTTTCCTAATTGTATAGAAGCAGACTTTAAATCGCCTCCCAATCTAGTACTTAAATCTATAGCTGCCTGCTGCGTTCTTGCAAACTGCTCTCCTGCAATATTGGTAAACGTTAGTAGTTGTGCAGTAGCATCTTGTAAAATTTCTTCATCACCAAACAATGAGGTGTTTTGTAAATCTGATGCCATTTTTTGTAACTGCTCACTTGTAAAACCAACGGCATTACCTGTAGAGATTAACCCAGCATTTACTTGTGCTATGGCTTTTTCTTGTTTGTCCCAACTTTTTAACGCTACGCCACCAAAAGCTAAAATAGGTGCCGTAAGCCCAACAGATAAAGTACGGCCAACACGCTGCATGTTTTTACCCATTTTGCTAATTTTTCTATTAGCATTTTGCATGTTGGTAGAAAACCCAGTAAGGTCTGCAAAAAATTTAATATTTACTGAGGCTAATCCTGCCATTACTGTTGTTTCTTTTTATCAATTGCATCCCAAAAAGCCTTAGCTTCTTCTGGTGTTTTTGGGACAATATCTAGTTCTTTCTTTTCTTCTTTTTCCCAAGGAAAAGGCAATAGTTCTTCTGGTTTAATTTTATCTGAACCACTCATAGCAACTACTGAGTAATACATCTGCCACCTTGCCCTATACCAATTGTTTTTCTCTCTAGCTTCTTCTTTGTTTCTGTAGCCTGTAACAATGTTTTCAAATTGTCTTGGCGTAAGATCCCAGAAGTACCCTATTTCTAATCCTATTTCTCCACAGGCTAAAGCTTCTAAATCATCAAAAGTTAGATCAGAGACATTAGCCTCTGATCTAGCTACTTTCCCTTTTTGTTAGGTATTGGAGCTGCATTTTGTGTTGGCAACGATTGCTGAAACTCCTGCATAACTTGCTCTAGCAAAGAACTGTTTTTCCAAAGCACATCTACTACATTGTCTGAATCTATGGTTAGTTCTTCGTTTGGCTCTAAAACAATAGCAAACAACACTAAATTGCCAATAAAATTTAATGAATCAAATGAAGGGTCTTTTAGCTTTACATTACTTAGCCCAAAACGCTTAATTAATTTTTCAAAGCCTGCTACGGTTTTTTCTCCGTAATGCTGGCATACTTTTCTATAAACCTTATAACCAAACTTTAACTGGTACTCCTTTTTTTCAATAGTGATTTTCATAATGTTAGGTATTTACAGCTACAGTTAATATTCCTACTCCTTTTAAAGAAAAATCATATTTTACTTTATCTTCATTTGCAGAAGTTAAATTGTAGTTTTCTATGTAGGCATTTCCAGAATACGCCATATTACCGGTTATACCATCTGTAAGCTCTATGGCAACCAATGTTTTTGCCTGATAACTTGCAACAATAGCTTGTAAGTCTATTTGCGCATCTCCATTAGAGTTGGCTGCAATAGCATTTCCTGTTAATGACCAAGTACCTTCTTTTGGGTGAAAGTCTTTACCAACAATATCTTTAGAGGCTAGTTCTTCAAAATCTCTAGCTTCGTTTAAAGAGGCTTCTACCTCATGCATAATGGTTTTAGTCGCAATTTTTATACGCATAGAACCTGAATAATCTAAACTCATAGTATTATTATTTATATATATTAAAAATTTGTTTTGTTACTACATTTGTTTTGCCAGTACTTTCATTAAACACTGGCTCTGGAATAGCAGATACATATTTATACCGATTGGCAGCAGCTGCTAAAGCAACCGTTACTTGATCTGCTATAGTTATGCTTTTGGTATAGGTATCTGACCAGCTATCAATAAATACTTGATAATCTGCAACACCGTCTTTAGATTCGTTACCATTATACCTTATAGCATAATTAACAAAGCTATCTCCATCTTCTTCTTCAGAGAGTAGCGCAGATACACCGCCAGCATCTAACAAGTCTGTTAAGGCTGAAGCTGCATTTAAATCTGCTACTATTTGTTCTGAAAATTCTTTAAGCATTGCTTAATCTTTTTATTTGTTTTTGTATGTACCTTGTTACTCTTTTTTCTGCATCTATAGTAACACCACCTTTTGTTTGATTATAAGCTCTATCTATAAATGAATTAGATCTTATTTTTTTTGTACCTGGTATTACAAACTGCCTTAGATACCAACCATCTGCTTTTCTAGTACTTCTTGGACTTACATACACTGTAGGGTTTTTAGCTCTACGCATTGTTTTCTTTCCGATACTTTTTTTACCTGTACCTGGAGTAATATAAACTCCAAAAGCCTGGCCTTTTCTTTTTTGAACATGTGGTTTTTTACTAACTGGTGCCAACTGCTTTGCAACTTTTACACTAGAATTAGCTACTTGACCTAATATTTTTTCTACTTCTTTACGCTTAGTTTTATCATCTCCTAACAACGCTATTTTTCGCTGCAATTCTTTAAAACCCTTTATCTCTATAAATTGCTTACTCATTTTTAGAGGCGTTAATGCGTACATATTTTCTTCGTTCTATTTCTATAGCATTTTCTATGTTGTAAAAAATACCTTCATCGTCTTTTACCAACATACCAACAGCCTTTCCTTTTACTAGTCTGGCATCATATTTTATAATAAAAGAGGCATCAAAAATGGCTCTAATTTTACCATCTTCTTCATCTTCTTTTGATGACATTTCTAATTGATGCGCCCAGCAATTCTTTAAAACTGAGGTAGCGGGAACGGGAGTTCCTAATGCATCTTTGGTTTTAGATTCTTGCAGAATTTGTATCTTGTTTTTAAAAGCCCCTAGTTTTACTTGCACTTTAATATTTTATTAATGACTGCAACAACCTTTCTGATGCAGTGGTTTTGTTTTTTACGTAATCTCCACGTAATTGATCCATAGCTACTGCTTTTAATAAGACAGCTTGCTTTATTTTTTTATACACCTTTGGCAAGCCTACGGTAATAGAAACTTGCACTGCATCTGGTGTAAATTCTTTAATTTCTGGAAGCGTAATATTTTCCAAAAATTCTATTTTGTTTTCTACAGAATCCACTCTTGTTAAGGTGTAATTTTCTGCATCTAAAACTGTTAAATTACCAGTTGTGTAATCTGCTGGTTTATACGCTATTTCATCTATAGCTATAATGGTATGCAATGAACTTGTTATAGCTTCTGCAAAGCTTTTGCCAGATATTTTGTATTTTCTTTCTACAATAGCTCTATTTATATACGATTCACATTCTTCTACCGCTGCATCTATGTATTGCTGAAACAATGCATCTTCTGGATGATCTTCTGTTGGATCTACTTCTTTTAATTGAGCTTTAAACTCTTGAAGCGTTACAATTTCGTCTGGTGTATGATCTAATTCTATATAAAAGGCCATGATTGATTATTTTTTAGTTACAAATACGGCATGTTTATTTTCTACAATGGTGTTTGCTTGCGGTTTTGGTAAGGAGACTTCATCTCCTGCGTTGTACGCCAAGCCATACAAACCCGTTGGCGATACTATAAATTTTATTTTTACTTTTTTTACTGGAGCCATCTTGTTTTTTTATGGTTTTAAAAAAAGGGCCTGCCCCCTAAAAACAGACCCCAAATCACTATTAACTCAAATCACTTATTATGACAAATCAAAGTCTTTAATTACAGTAAACGCTGCTTCTTCTTTAATAAGCACATCTACATATTGATTGTTTGTAATTTCTATAAGACCTTCTTTTTTACGAGTAATATTATCTACCACCATATCTGAGAAGCCCCATTCTCCAATAATAACTTGGCTAAAATCTCCTGCAATTGCAGCCGATAAATTAGTACCAGTTCCTTTGGTTAAGTTTTTAGGAACAAAAGTTGAAACTCCTGTTTGTAAGCCATTAATTAAATTGTCTGAACTCATTAAGTACTTAGCATCTCCTGCTGTATGCAAGTGGCTTTTTAGATAGCCTTTTGTAAGCGCATTTATTAAGTATTTAATTTCTCCAGTTACAGCATTGGCATCTTCTAGCAACGTAATCATTTCTACTAATTTTGCCCATGTAGGCGCAGCACCATTAGTACCCATTGCAATGGTATTAACGCCAGGTGCATTTAAAATACCTAAAGGAACATTACCTGTACCAGAACCATTAATTACCCCATAATCTATGGCTCTCTCTGTAGCTAAACGAATATCATTAGCTGTTACGGTTTCTAAAGCAATAACAGATTGGTGTAAGTTTTGCACAGAAATTGGCACGGTAGCTGACAATCTTTTAGCATCCATTGATTTTTTACCATACTGCGTTTTAGTTGGAGCAACTGTATCTATTTCACCCTCCCATGCTGCAGTAATACCTCCATTATTAGTAACAAAAGCCGCAGGACCAGTTAAACCACGCATGTATTGTGCGCCTAAACTTTGTACAATTGGCTTTGGTGCTAAAGCATCTATAAGCCCTTTGTATTCTTCAAAAACTAATTTACCTCCAAAGTTTCCTGAATCTTGGGTAACAGTTTGCGCATCTGCTCTCATGCTGTTTGGTACAGCAACTCCTTCAATAGTACCTCCAAATTCTTTAGCTTCTCTTACAGCTTCTTGATGCAATTCTGCTTCTACACCATCTAATACACCGCCTGGTAATTGAGATCGTAAGGCTTTGTGTAGCGAAAAACGCTTTTTTAACGTTTGTTTTTCTTTTTGCTCGTTACCACCAACAATAACACCCGATGCTTGTGCAGCACGTTTTAGATTTTCTTCAATACTTTCAGCTCTTGTAATTTTAGCATCTAACTCTTTTCTTTGAGCCATAAAATCATCAAAAGATGCTTCTTCGTCTGGTGTTAGTTCTCTTTTTTCGGTTTTAGCAGCATCTACTAAACCTTGTGCTTGGTCTATTAGAGAAGCACGTTCTTGTTTTAATTCAATTGAATTTTTCATCTTTACTATTTACTTATTTATTAATAATTCTGCTTCTCGCAGACTTCTTTTTGTTGGATCAAAAGAGGTTACTGCTTCTGATTCTACGTTGATTTCTTTTACTAAAGAACTACGCATTTCTTCTAAAGTTTCTGCGTTTCTTTTATGAGCATCTGGGTTAGACCCTACAGAAACTACAGACCACTCCATTAAACGTTGTTTTGTGAAATACAATACTTCTGGATCTTCTTCGTTTTCTTCTACACCAAATCTTGCTGTTTGAACATTGGCTCCTACAGAAGCCATTCTTAATGTACCAGACTGTACTTTTTGAAAAATCTTTTCTGCTCTTGGATTAATTTCTGCTGGCTCAAAAGTTACTGTACCTATAAGCTCGGACCCTTCTACTCGTACTGTAGAAGTACCTATAATATTGTCTGGATCGTCTGAATTTGCTCTATGCTGATAGCATACTATAGGATTTCTAGTATAGTCCGCTAAATCCCAACCATCTAACTTAAAAACAGTTCTATAAGTATCTACAGCTTCTGTAGAAATAACAAATTCTACCTGTCTTTTTTCAATCATTTCTGCTGTTGTATCTCTTACAAAAGCATCTCTGGTTACTATTCTTGGCTTACTCATCTGTTTTTTTATTTTTTACTGAAGGGTCTAATAATAATTTAGTGTTTTCCAACTCTAATTTTTTTAGCTTTAGTTTGTACTCTGCCTCAGTTTGCATATTTAACGGCATTAAAACAACATCACCACCCTCTATTGGAGGTAAGTCTAACATAGCTCTTGCTTCATTTGGAGTATAAACTTTAGAATTTAATAGTGTTTTAAAGTATTCTGCTTG